GATAACGTCTACGGTGCCGGATGTGGGTATGCGTAAGGCTTATCAGCAGTTCTGCGGGGCTCTTTTGTTGAATCGCAGGGAGTTCAAGTTCGAATATGTCTGCTTTGTCATAGGTGAGGGCCAAAATGGTAAGAGTATCATCTGCAAGGCAATTGTGAATGTCTTTAAGAATGAGGACGAGAAGGGCCAAGCTGTGACGAAGTGCGTCACGACATATACTCCGGATCAGCTTTTTAGGAGTCAGCAGATGCAGTATGTGATGGCTGATGTGCAGGGGAAGATCATGAATTATTGCGACGATGTATCGGATAAGGACTTCTCCGGCGGTGATTTCAAGGCATTTGTCTCTGGTGGCGAGTTCCGGGGTCGCAGTCCTTATGGAAGGGAGGTTATCGAGGTGACGGATATCCCTTTGATGCTATGCTGTGCGAACCGGATTCCTCCGACGACGGACGATTCCGAGGGGTATTTCCGCCGTTTCATAATCATCAATTGCCCGAATCATGTATCCGAGAAGGATAAGGACACGCAGCTTGAGTCGAAGTTGCGTGAGGATAAGACGAGGTCGGCTATCTTCAACTGGCTTCTCGAGGGATATCGCGAGCTGATGAAGAATGATTGCAAGATTGACATGTCTGACACTGTCAAGGAGCTGAAGGAGGACATGAAGGCCGATTCCAACAGTTGCCGTCGCTGGATTAGGGAGTATGGTTATGTGAAGTGCGATCCGATCAGCATGAATGATGAGCGCTGGAAGTCTTTGAGGGAGTGGCTGCAGATTTATCGCCAGTATTGCCAGGATTATTCCGAGGGCATGCCGAAGACATCGAAGGCCGTTTCGAAGATTTTCAAGGAGCTTGGATTCGTATCCGAGCGAAGGAACGATGGCATGTGGTACTGTATTGGGACGAAGGAGGAGCGGTCGAAGCTGGTTGATTCAATTGTGGGTGATGGAAAAGAAAAAGAACCTGGTGATTTGCCTTTTTGATGTATGGGAAGCTCGGATTCATTCAGATTTGCTTATGACCCGGTAGCGGCCTTGAGGAATGCGCCGAAACTGCTTGGAATGGAGTTGCATCAGTGCGGTCCGAACCGGCTTTGCGGTGGGTACTATATCAACGGAGATCCGCACCCTATTCGTAGGGACAAGCTGAAGGTATATATATGGAAGGGCGGTGTTTTCATCAGCGAGGAGGGTGGAGATACGATGAGTATAACGACCTGGCTGCAGCGGTATGGTGGCGCTCACGACTACAAGGATGCCTTGAAGATGATAAAGGGTGAGAGCCAGGCGCTGCACTGGGATGGTACGATTACACATGTGAGGCGATCTGAGCTGAGGCATGTATCTCCGGATGTCCTTGTTGGTGCGAAGGCTTTTGACTTGAATACATCTCCGCTATTCCGTCACATGTGCCGCCTTTTTGGTGAGAAAAAGGTGAGAGAGGTATGGGATATGTATAATGTGACAGCGAACGGACGCGGAGGGACTGTATTTTGGTATTTGAATCCTTCCGGCCAGATATGCCACGACAAGGTCGTCTATTACGGAGAGGATGGACATCGGAAGAGGGATTTGCCGATGGGGCGCCAGTTCCGGATAGGTGATGGTTACACTGAGAACCCTATGTTTGGGAGTCATTTGACTGGAGATATCGTCGGAATTCTTGAGTCAGAGAAGTCTTGTCTCTATGCTTCATGCTATTATGGTGGCATTTGGCTTGGTACTGGCGGTAAGGGGAATCTCAAGGATCCCGGCGGCATTCCTCTCTATCCGGATCGCGATGCCGAGGAGGCTTGGAGCCTCCATGGAGACTGTGTTGATTGGTATAGTGACTGGCCGGAATGTGGAGACCATAGTGATTTGGGAGATAAAATTGAGTGGCTATGTGTGTTTGGAAAGTAGCGGAACAAGATCGTTTGTGTAAATATTGCTCGTATCGTGGAGGCTGCGAGAGATATGAGTCGAAGCCTTTCTATGAGATTCGTGGGCAGTATTATATTAGAATAATGAATGGAATTATAAACGATGATATTTTGCGTAAATCCAGAAAGAAGAGGTTGGTATGGGGTCGGTACATTGTAGCTTACCAGATGAGGAAGGAGGGATATCAGCTTGTTGAAATTGCCAAGTGCTTGGGTTTGATGCATTGTACGATAGTTCATTCCGTACATTGCGTTGAGGATATGCTGAAAATGCCCGGAATGTATCAATACGAGATGGGATTATGGGAATATTTCCAAGAAATACTATCTTTACAAAAACAATAGCCATATGTTAAAAAATTTTAAAAAATGGTGGCTGTTCCACCTCGCGAATCCGGTTGTCAGAAAGGGCGAATCCGGCGGTTTCAAGTGGGTCTTCAGAAGATTTACGCTTGACATTTCTACTTTAAGCGGTAATTTCAGTGCGAGATTTACCGCAGCTGAGCATCCTTATGCTTATTTGCTGGCTGGGAAGAATGACGAGAACATCATCGGCTTCATCCAGACGCTGTACTATCTCGGAATGACTTTGACGACTGACCAAGGGCTGGTCGATGACATTTCGAAGGCGATCCGCAAGTTCGAAAAGAGGGTGTCTATGATTGAGCCTGCGGAGGAGTCGGAAGAGGCTGCGATTGCTGAGGTTAAGGCGGTCCAGGAATATGTGGATGCGCCGAAGAAGGAGAAGCGGAAGATGGAGCGTGATGTGAATGGCCGTTTCAAGAAGGCAGTAAAAGCAGTGGAGGAGTCGAAATGAACTTGAATACCTACCAGAAGCATGCTTTGGAAACAGCTATCTATCCGAATCAGCACAAGGTTATCTATCCAGCTCTTGGGCTGAATGGTGAAGCCGGTGAGGTGGCAGAGAAGGTTAAGAAGATCATGCGTGGCGATTGCGGATTGACGGACGCCATGCGGTGCGACATCGCTCTGGAGCTTGGAGATGTGTTGTGGTATGTTGCCACTTGTGCAAACGACCTCGGATATTCCTTGGAGGATATTGCCAAGATGAACATCAAGAAGCTGTCGATGCGCCAGAAGAAGGGACTCCTTGGCGGTAATGGGGATCATAGAGGGGAGAATGTATGAGCGCCATAAGAGAAAGGATTAAGAGGCTTGGCCCTATCGTTAGGTACTATCAAAGAAAATATCCCAGCGAAAGTACCTGCTATCATTGTGGGCTTCCTTGGAGTGCTGTACAAGAAATTCACTTTGTGAATGTCGACGATTGCCGTGGGTTCTTCGCATGTTGCAAGTATTGTTGGCAGAGGATGGATGATCTTGAAAAGATTGATGCAGTCCTGGACCTTTCCAAAAAGATGGGATCTTGCTCTCCATATACCGAAGAGGAAATGCTTGACGCTTTGGCACAAGATTTGAAGAAGAAAGTGGTAAAATAGTGTTTTATGGAAGACCAAAGGAATATACATTATCGAAAGGGAGGCAAATTAGCCCATGCAGGGGTTGAGATGCTTCCAGATGGAAAGGACATCGAGAGAATTATCATTGCTCATATTGAATACAAGGAGAGCGAAATGATCAACGGAAGGACGGAGAACGGTGTATGGGTGGCACATTTTGCGCCGAATCCGTATACCAACCTTCCCATGCTTCTTAATGCGACTAATCGGAAGCGTCTTGTGAAGCAGTTCCCTGAGTGCGACGGGTATCCGGCTCGTCTCGAGAACATTGCTGTCCGATTGACGAAGGAGGAGACCCGCGACGTGCAGGACGGTGGCGATACCTGGGGCCTCCGAATCAGTAAGTTGCCTGCGGCTCCGGAGGCCAAAAAGCAGAAGAAAGTAATTACGGAGGACAAGGCGGTTGCCGTCATCAACTGGGCGAAGAGCAATGGAACTTCATTCCAGGAGATCGATCGAGATTATGCTTTTGCCACGGACGATGTGCGGAAGCAGATCAAGGACGCATTAAATGGATAGGATATGGATAAAGAACAAAAATGGCTAAAGCGCAGATTGGGGATGATTACTGCCTCTGAGCTGGGGCAGATTACATCTGCATCTGGCAAGATTATCGATGGCAATCTCTCCTACATCCGCACGAAGCGCTGGGAGCGCAAGCACGGATTCTCGCATCCATTTTCCAATCGAGCGATGGATATCGGAAATGAGCAGGAGCCAATGATTTTCCAGTGGGCACTGGAGAATCTTGGTTTTCCGGAGATGGTATATTCGAAGGACCTTCCCGACATTCCGTTTTGGATTGCTACTAATTGTCCGGTTGGTGCGAGTCCTGATGCATTCACACCGGACGAATCTACTGTATTTGAGTTTAAGACACTTGTCGGTGCGGCTGGAATCGAGTTTTTTGGAGATGAATTCACATCGTACGAAGAAAAAAAACTAGCTGTATGGAAGGATCACGGTGACCAGATTCTTGGGCAGTTCATCTCTAACTCCGCCGTCGAGGAAATCATTTTGATTAAATATATTTATCA